AGCGCGCAGCGCAAAAGCCACCATCCAGGGGATACCGATTAGGTCTTTGTCTTTTATCCCATCCCCGCCTCTATTGAAAATTCCCTCACGCGGCGTTCCATAACCAGCGCGACCGCCATTGCTTGCTCGGCTCATATTACCAGCATAACTATCACCCAAGTTCAGCCACAGCGTGCCGTCATCGCGCAACACCCGCTTGCACTCGCGGAACACGCTCACAAGGTTGGCAACGTACTCGTCAGGCGTTTGCTCCAAACCAATTTGCGCGTCAATGCGGACTGCGCCACAATGAGGGCATACGCCTTTGGCTTTACGCATTGAACCTTTATTGCCTTGCTGGATAATTCCAGCGTGCGTTTCGCCAGGCTCACCATCGCCTGCCACGTAATGCTTACACTTCGGGTCGCCGCCTTCCCAGCGGGCAGTACCGTAATCGCGCAAGCCGTAGTCAATAAGGCGGAGAAGTAACAACGCAGTTTATGCTACCATCCGCCAAAGGGATATTTTTTGCATTAGAATTAATTAGCAAACCCATCCCTCACCTCCTTTCTTAGATGATCCCGTCAAGGCGTCTGCCTTGCAGGGTTTTGAAAATATATCCTGATGAGCGTTTGTTCTGCTCCACAGCATACATTATAGCCGATAAAACATTCTCGCTGCCAAAGGTATTGCACCATTGGCGGATGTCGTGCTTAGCTCTACCTGTAAGCTCGCCTATGTTGCAGTGATAGGCTTTATAGGCGGATGCAATGGATGTATCTGCCTCTCCATTTGCATCTGTATCTGTATTTAACTCTGTCTTTTCATCTATCTTTTCCTCTGTATCTCTCTCTATCTCTCCGATAGGGTATCCATACCCTATGGATAGGGTATCCATATCATATATTTCTTTGAGGGGGCTGTGCGCCAGGTGGAGAACATCCAGCCTGCACCTTTCCTGGACTGGGCGGCTTTTGGATGCGTGATACTTGCGCATATTGCGGACATAAGCCACGCCGTCCTGATAGAACACCTTACCGCCAGCCTCCAGCTTGGCAAGCGTGGCTATCACGAAGTCAGCATCCAGGCAGGTCTCAAAGCAGATTTGCTTTATGCTTATTTCGTACAGACCGGACAGGCTTGTCTTGCCGTTTGAAAACATATAGATGAACAACAGCTTTTCAGATGGAGACAGGTCCAGGAAATAGGAGTCTGTCCAGATGGTGGTATGTATTTGTCTAAACATATCTACTTCCAATCGTCATCGTCAAACTCGTTTGGCTCAATGTCAGGAAAGCCATAATTTTCAGGGTGGTACTGAAAATATCTCGCCAGCTTTCTTGGTGTTCCTTGCGAGAACCTGTCGCAGCTCTCGCATTGAAACCTCCACCCGCCCTCAAGAGTACACGTTCCAATAAGCGGGTCATCCTGGTCTGGCTGCCAATGCAGGCAGTCTTTACAGTATGCCTTATTCATTGCCGAAGCAAATCAAATCATCACAAGTTATTGCGCTGCTTACATACCAGCGGAGGTTGTTGCGGAAACGTTCCATCGCTTCAAGCATAGATTCACCTTCCCCAAATACTTCGAACTGCCGTAGCGTTTGGATTGTTGGGACAACCTGCCAGCGGTGCTTATCCCCTTCAATGACAAGGTGCACTGTGGTTTCGATGGGCTGGTTGCAATACCAGTCCGCGCCGCGTTTCTGCTGGCGCAGCAGTTTTACTAAATCTAATGGTTTCCCGTCATTCATCTTTCACCTCCGGTGACTCCGGCAGCGGCATCCAATGAGTGACTATTACATCTTCTTCGTAATAATCAGCCGCTTCCAGCCAACTGCCATCATACAAACAGTCTATGTTGTAGAAGCCATCAGCGCTGCAATACACAAGCACATACTCGTTATCTTTTGGCATCTGCTCTGTACACGGTATCCACCTGCGCTCAGCCTTGAGCTTGACGTTCTCGGCTTCCAATTCAGCAACGCGGTCAGTAAGCTCCCTGATGCGGGCTTCGTATCGCCGCCAGTCTTGTTCGGTCTCTATTATAAAATTCTCGTAGGCATTTTCCGCCTGCTTAGATTCCCATTCTTTTTCGTCTTGTCTTTCCTGCCAAGCTAATTCATCGCTCATTCGCCGCTCCCTTCCAACACATCCAGCACTTGTCGAAGTTGTAAAAAGTGGTCTGGCAAGTAAACGGCTGACACCGAGAGCCATTCTCCTAATTCTTCCTGCAACAAGTCTTTGGCTCTGTCAATCCGGGCCTGTAACGCATCCTCAATCGGGCGGGTGTTCCAGTTTGGCGCTGTATCTAATATGGCAGTATCATTCCAAGATTCCATAGTCGCACCACAATTGCCACATTCGACTTTGGTCAAGAACATATTGCTCTCAAAACGGCTTGCTTGTTCTGGTGGATATTCTTCATTCCCGCAGAACGGGCACGGCTTCAGGTTAGTAGATTGCGCCATCGCCATCCTCCTCGTCTTCGCTCTTGCTCATTTCACCCTCACTCTCACGCTTGGGGCTTGCCAGCCCATCAGAACCCTAATTTCAGGATGGTCTTCGGCGTATCTTTCAAGTCCTTCGCTGTCCCACTTTGGTTTTGCCGGCGTGTACACCGCCATAATACTATCGTTTGATAGCGTCTTGCCAGCGTCTAACACATCCTTGATTAGAGCTTGTTTCATCAGGTCTGCAGCCGCCTGGAGCTGGTCAATCACGGGCTGAAACTCTGTGTCAATGTCAGCCAGCCCATCCTTGATATACTGCGGAACGAGCTTATCTTTCAGGGCTTGCTTCTGCGCCTCTGCTTCGTTCAGGCGCATCATTGCAAATAAATAATCATCTAAACTACTCATTGTAAAATCCTCTCTGCCAGCCTATTAAATGCCGACTGGCGGGCAATCTAAAATTATTGTCTATTTCGCATAGCTTCTACACCTCGCCGCTTTTGCGGGCGGCGATGATGAGGTTGATAGCGGACTGCTTTTTGAGGTACTCCATCCTATCATCGGCGGACACATCGGGGTTGTTCAGGGCTTTCCTGATGCCCAGCAGCATAACCTGCAGCGTTTCGGTGGCAATGTTGCCGTATTCCAGCCCGTCGCGGTTTTTAATCTTGTATGCTTCTTCCAGCGACAGGGGTTGTTTCTGCTCTGTTTCAGGGGTGGGTGCAGGTTCGGGTTTTTGTTTGTTAGTTGGCGGTGGGGTTGTGGCTTCTGGTGCGCCTGAGTTCAGCCAGTCCAGAAATCTCTTGAAGAAATCCTTACCAGGTTTCTTTTCAACCGCATCCGCCAGGGCAGGGCAGCGGCTTTTACTGATGACGATGGTATGGTCAATGTCCATATCGCCGACAAGGGTAAACTCATACTCCATACCTTGCCGTTGGATGGGAGCCATACCAACCTTGCGGATAACAGGCTTTCCGTTGCTGTCTTTATCCTGGACATACTCCATCTTGGAGCGCATAGTGGCAACAATATGGGCAGGCGAGCCAAGCATAGCCTCGACCATTTTGCGGTGAATTGGGGTGACTTCTTTCCAGGCAACATATGAGTTGGGGTTTTTCATCCGGCGGGTAGCATCATCCGCCATATCCAGGGCGCCGCCCTCGCCTTCCCATGCGTGAGACAGGCTGTCCACCACGATGACAGCGTAGCCTGCTTTTTCTGCCGCTTGGATGGCGTTGGTGTAGTTTTCAGGGTTGAAGTTATCAAGTTCGAGGACATCAAAAGTAAAGATGTCCGAATAGAGGCTGGCGGAGCCGTGTTCGGTGTCGATAACGGCGATCTTACCGCCTTCTGCCAGGACGGTTGCCGCAACAAGGGCGGTATAGGTTTTGCCGCTGCCGGATGGTCCGTCAATTGCAAAGCGTGCCTTGACTTTCCGTTTAGTAGCTTTTGTGAATGTGTAATCCATGTATACTCCTTTAGTTGATTAGTTTGATTACGATTTTAGATACACTATCAATCCTATAACACATAGGACTGCTATCAATGCCATTAAGCCTCCTCTCATTTTTCCTCCGGTTTCCACTCATAAACAATATGGGCATCTGCGCCCGTGTGCAGTCGCCATACGCTGCCATCCCAGGTTGGGACAAGCCCTGCTTCCCAAAGTTTAATGGCTGGAGCGGTGCGTAGGACGTTTTCTG